TATAACAATCCAGCGGTGAAAACTGCTAAGGTTGAAAGCTACACACCAGTAGCTCAACCTAGGGCAGCGAAGGTAGAGTCAGTTGCCTTTGACCCAAAGACTGGCCTCCCAGAAGCTCAGGGAGTAAAAGATCTTAATGCCACTGAGATTTTGCTTACAGTTGCAAGAAGGAATCTCTACAAGATGTATGAGACATCTACTGGAATTCCTATAGGCCACGTATTCTTTCTTCGCGGAAAGATTTGCGTAATGCCGAAACATTTTGTAGCTGGTTTACAGCAAGCATTAAGAATAAACCCGGATTCCACTGTATATTTCAAATCAGTTCTGTTAAACAGAGCCTTTGAATGCCGCATTGGAGAACTCTTGGAAACTAGGGTCGATTATCAGTCACCCGATGAAAGTAGAGGTCCTGTGTTTACTCGGGATTTAACGACTATGGTGTGTAATACTTCTATAGTTCATCCCGATGCGATACCGTACTTCTGCTCAAGAGGTTCATTGAGCCATGTTGATGCTACCGCTGTTGTTATACCAGTAATGGTAGAAAACAACGTGAGAGGATCTGATCGTGATATAGTTATGCTTCGCTTTAAGCGAGGCAGGAGCTGTTTACAGCGAGAAGAGATTCTCAAAGTGGGCGATGATAGCGAACAAGAAATTCGCTGGATTCGCGATGCATGGCGATATGAGGCGGACACTCAACCAACTGAGTGTGGAGCTCCTCTTATAGTTCGAAATACACAGATTAGTCCCGGAAAAATCTGTGGTTTCCACGTTGCTGGACTTGAGGGAACTGGAGAAGGATGGGCAACACCCTTCTACCAAGAAGATGCTGTTGCTATCATTTCCATGTTTCCGGAAGAGAAAGGTTTCGTTCAGAAACAAAGAGCGATATTAGGAGAATTTCCTAAGGAACAAGGACAAGTTCCTCAGGAAGCTGAATTTATCCGTCTGGGTACTATTCAGAAACCGGTTGTCCAACCCCGGCAAACTGCCATTCGCCCCTCAGAGAGTTTTGGGCGCATTAGAGATCCAATCTCTAAACCGTGCGCACTTGCTCCCGTACAGGTGAATGGCGAGACTTTTGACCCACGAGCATACCGCTTAGGACGATTAGGTAATGTTCCGCAAACGATCCCAAGGGACATTATTGAAAATTCGAAAGCGGCGCTCGTGGATGAAATATCCTCGGTTATTGTTGCCTCCAAAGAAGTTGAGACTGCTAATTTAAAAGCAGTTTATTCTTTTGAGGAGGCAATTATGGGGATTGATGGAGAGCCGTACATTAATTCAATTAAACGTACAACTTCGCCCGGATATCCCTTTATACAGACCCAAGGCTATACACAACGGAAAAATTTCTTTGGAGCTGATATGGATTATGATTTGTCTTCACTGCAGTGTGAGGAACTGAGAAAACGTGTAAGCGAAATAATCAGTTCTGCTAAACGTGGTGAAATACTTGATCATTATTTCATAGATACTCTGAAGGATGAACGTAAGCCGAAACATAAAGCACATAAGACCCGTCTTTTTTCTGCTGGCCCATTGGACTATTTGATTGCTTGCAAGATGTATTTCAATGGTGCCGTTGCTTTATTACAGAAAAATAGGAATTTGTGCCATGTTTCGGTTGGAACGAACCCATATTCTGAGGACTGGGGAGAGATCGTACAATCTCTCCTGCGGAAATCAGATAAGATGGTTGCAGGCGACTTTGAAGGATTCGATGCGAGTCAGCATCAATCCCTATTAGAAGCCTGTGGAGAAGTGTTCGTTGAATTAAGCAAGAGACATCTGTCTGCTACAGATGAGGATTGCAAAGTGATGCGAGCACTACTGGTGTCACTTTTCTACTCGTTACATATAACGGGTAGAGAAGTGTACCAGTGGACCCATTCCCTTCCCTCTGGTCATTATCTTACTGCGCCTATCAATTCGGTGTTTGTGAACTTGGCTTTTGGCTGTATATGGCAAAAGGCATTTAATGATGTCAGCTATAGATCGGCCCGTAGCTTTTGGAACAAATGTGGAATTGTGGCGTATGGTGATGATCATATCCTTTCCATCCCCCCTTCATGCTTGGAAATATTTAATCAATTCAGTATTCCTGAATATTTCAAAACTATAGGTTTATCCTATACGATGGAAGATAAGGATGCTGATGTGACCCGGCCCTACAGAGACATCTTTGAGATTTCATATCTCAAACGAGGTTTCTGTAGAGATGAAGTGACAGGACGATGGCTTGCGCCATTGTCCCTGGATGTAATACTGGAGACACCTATGTGGATGCATAAGTGTCCAGACCCAGTGCGTCAGACTTGTGAGAATTTGGATTGGGCTCTTAAAGAGCTTAGTCTTCACGACCACAAAACATGGTACACGTGGGCCCCGGTAATACATGGAGAACAGGTGAGATTAGGCTTCTATACCGAATTTGTTAATCATAACGATACTAGGTTGGAAGTACTTTCACAAAATCTTGAGATGTGATCTTGTAGTCATAGGAAAATTCCTGGCTAATAATATGACAAACATTGCTATCTCGAGGAAATCCTGCTCTATTTAGAGTTACCGCCCAGGATGGGATGAGGCAGCCCCTCAATATCCAGGGCAACCAGGTAGGCAGTAAAGTTTAAGTCGACTCTACATTGCTGAAAATAGACTTGCTAATAATAATCAAACTACTATTAGAGATACTACCTCTGCAACGCAGGCCGAATCGGCAGAAGTAGCTCCCCAAATAACTAATTCGGCGGAAGAGCAAGTGCAAGTAACAACGTTTGCGGACGACTTGGGAATTTTAGCGGAGCCTTTTCCAGGTGAAACTCCTCTACCTCCCCTGGCGACTATGCAACATGCAGATGCACGGACACATTCAATAATCTCCTTTTTAGGAAGACCACAAGTGCTCAAAACATTTTCATTTTCAGCACAGCAAAGGAATAAAATTTTGGCAACTGTGCGTGTACCTGATACACTTCTTGAAGTGTCATCAGGGATGTACAAGGATAAACTCGACGGATTCACATCGTTTCGAGCTACCGCTGTAATTAAGTTACAAATTAATTCGGAACCTTTTCAATGTGGTCGTTTATTGATGTATTCAGTCCCTATGCCAACTTTAATCGGTTTGCGTGGGGAGTGGGTGCAGAAGCATGTAACGATGGCACAAGCTCTCCATAATGTACAATTAGATATAGCAAAACAGACTGAAGTAGAACTCAGAATCCCTTTTGTTTCCCCATTTAATTCGTATGATTTGATCCAGGGTATTTACCCGTGGGCGGACTTGAACGTGATGGTGTATTCACCATTAGCATCGATAGGAGTGACAGACCTCCAGTGTATTCTGTGGGGACATTTTGAAGATGTAGTGCTTGGAGCACCAACATCTGGAAAAATATTGTCAAATAAACTGGCTAAACAACAGTCGGGTCGAATGCAACCACGTTCGGGGATGAGTCCCCTGAGTAAACCTCCGGCTTCTGCTGTCAACGCAGCACGAAGCCGAGAAGCAACCGGAATCATTTCTAAAATTTCACAAGGAGCCCAAGGATTTTACAATGGAATAGGTGAAACTATTCCTGCGTTGAAGCCGGTGACTGATGTATTCTCG